GCGCGCGCGGATTCCCCGGGCGCGGGGGGAAGGGGAGGGATTCCAGAGGGATCGGGCGCGGGGGCTTCGGCTTTCGGTTCCACGGCGCGGACCTCCTCTTTCGGTTTGACCTCTACGAATTCCACCGGGACGACCTCCGCCGCCGGCGCCGATCCACGCTCCACGACGTAATCCGTGTGGAGCGCGCTATTGACCTTCGCCTTGTGGCGCCGCATGAGCTTCCGCGCATGCTGGGGAGTGCACCCGATCTCCCGCGCCAGAGCGGAGCCCGATTCATCGGCCGCGGCGAACTTGGCAACGATCTCATCGCGCGCGGGGCCCGGGGGCATAGGCTTCCGTTTCATCGACCCTCCAGCCTGTTTGGGTACTGAGCGGCCCGGCGAGCCCGGCGAGCTCGCGCGATCATGCGACCGACGTGGACCGCGTTAAAGATGCCGCGCACCGTCACCAGCAGAAGCCCAATCGCAGCGAACGCGAACAGGCACCCGGTGAAGGCCGCGAGCAGGACCGTTTCGACGTCCATCGCTCCACCTACTTCCCAAGGATCCAGCGCAGCGGCCCGGGGACGTTCGACCAGAAGCCCTCCGACAGCTTTCCCGTTTTGGCGTCGACGTGTTTGGCGACGATGGCGGCGCCCTCCTGGAGAACCGGGTTGAATCGCGTGAGCAGGGCATCCAGCCTTGTGTTGACGCCCACGCAATACGCGAGCGCCTTTTCGCACGTCGCCAGCCGATCCGAAACGATCTTCAGTTGTGCCCGCAGCGCGTCGGCCTCCCCCGGCGCCGGGGGAAGGGGAGGGACGGCGGGGCCGGAGGCTTCCGCGACAGGGGCGGGGCAGACTTTCTCTTCGCTCATGGGATCGCTCCTTGACCGGAATAGCGGGCTGACTGAGCCCGCAACAGGGCCGCGTCGTACTTGTCAGCCCAGATCCCAGGCGCGACCGTTACGAATTGGGACCAGGGCAACTCCGCCTTTTGCTTGATGCCGTCGAACCGCATTCCGCAACCGTGGACCGGGCAGCATTCCAAGGTGACCCGATCCGATGCCGCCGCCTTCTCCCGCGCCTCCCGCTTCATGTCATCATGCGCGTACGGCTTTCCCGGGATGCCGCGCTCCTCGTCGCCGAGAACCCACGTTGACCAACGCTTGTCGTCCAGGAGCCCGAATCCGCGGGACAGTCGACGGCCGCGGAGCGCGGCGAGATATCGAAAGCCTTTCGTCTTGATGTACTTCGGCTTGCGGGCCCAATGGTGATCGACGGCGTACGTCACCCGATGGACGATGCGGCCGGGGCTGTCGGCAAACTTGCCGTTCACCATGACGCGAGCCGGCAGCGCGTCGGCCGCTTGAGGGAACGCCCGCCGCAGCGCGTCGGCCCAAAGGCGCGGGAGATCTTTAAGCCACTCGGCCACGAGAGCGCACGTCGACCCGGGAACGGCCGGCTTGTCCTTGCCTTGCCACCCCTCCATGGGATCGGCCCACTCCCCGAGCCAGAAGGGCGCCAGGACTTCGAAATGCGGGTTATAGCCGCCCGAGTCACCAAGGGGATGATGGGCGACTTCTACGCCGGCCGTCCCAAGGACACGACGGCCGAATTCGCCGGCGACCTGAAACAGTTTATTGAGTACCTTCCGGTCGAAGGTGTCCTGAAAGGCGTGCCGGCCGCGGCCGAAGAGGAGGACCCGGATCGCTTTCGGCAGCGTGAGGACCAGGCGGTACACCCCCTGCACGCGGTCGAACTTCTCGAGTATTTTGGCGACCTTGCGGGACTCGGCCTCCGACCCTTCCTCGCGGCAGCGCGGGCATCCCGGCCAGCGGCAGGAGATCTCACGGTAATAGGATTCCGACCGATCCCGCTTGCATGTCAGCTTTGCAACGGAAGACCCGCAGCGGCCGACGGCGCTTGCGAGCCGATGGTAGCCGCATTGCCAGAGCCGATAGGCCGTCGGGTTCTCCTGGACGTACAGCGGCGCCGACTTCGAACCCCTCCCGGCGGTATCGAGCCACGGTTTGCCGCGTCTCTTCGACTTCCTAACTGCTTGCTGTTCAAGGCCGGTCGTCGGTTTGCTGGAGTGTCTAGGATAACCGGCCGGCGCGTCCGCGCCGGAGGAGGGGGCGGCGGGGGCATCTCCGCCGTACTCCGCGCGATATTCAGCGGAGCCGAGTTCCGCTTGGCGCTTTAGCTTGGCGATGATTTGCCCGAAGCGGACGTCATCCGATACGCGGGGATCGGAGTAAAGCGGAGGGGGCGCCGACGGCCCAGCCACTTGACCGACGGCGCCCCGCTCCTGAGAGTAGGGGGCTACCCGAGATTTATTAGGGGAGGGGGGCGGTTCCGAGCCTCCCTCCCTCCCCGGAAGCGATTGGGTGTCGAAAGACAAGGCGACGTTTTCCTTTCACGTCACCCAATCGCTTCCCTTACTGCCCCGTCTGGACGCCCCGGCCCACGCGGGCCACGATTCACGGCTCCGCGTCTTGTCGGGCGGGGGCGCCCGGATGGGGCCGGGGCCGAAAGTGGCCCCGACCCTGCGACGAAGGTTCTAGGTTCTGGCCGGCCAGTTCCAGCAGCCCGCGACGTCCCCCTGCGTCACGCCCGCGAGGAAGAGATCGGGGGCCGGGCCATCGAGCATCACCTTCAGGTTGACCGTGGACGCGTTCGCCACGCTCAGTACCACGGCCGGGAGAACCTGAAGCTTGCCCTTGACCTCCCTCCGGTAGTGGACGATGCGGCCGACCGTCGGCAGCATCGGGGACGGCTCCGCGGCCTGAGGCGCCTCCACGGGCGCCGCGGCGGCGGGCTTGGCCGGCCGACCGGGCCGCTTGGACTTCGGCGCCTTGGGCGCCTCCGGGGCCGACGTTTCGACGGGGGCCGCTTCGGTGGAAACGGAATCGCTCATGGGCTTTCGCCCTCCTTTCTCAAATCAGTGGGGACTCGTATTGCCGCGGGTCCCGCCGGTCATAGGGGACGCCTACGGACTCCTTCTCCAGCTCCAAGAGAGCCGTTTCCAGGGCCCGGACGGCCTTGGACGGCCCGACAGCCGACCGAAGCAGATTGAGCGCGAATTTCAGCCCGCGTAGGGCCACTGCGTACGCGCTACGGCGCGTCATTGCTGGAGCCGTCATTCGCGCCCCCTTGCCCGCATCATCGCGTCGGCAATCGCGTAGGCGCGGCGGGCGCGGCAGTCGTCGGAGTCCCGCGGATCCGTGGACACTGCCGGGAGCGCGGCGGCGGCGAAGTAGTCGCGCACGGTAACGCCGACGTGATCGAACACACGGGGGCCGATCCCGACAGTGGGGTATAACGTGGCGTGAAACGCCGGCCCCCCATCGGGAGGCCGGACGGCGGCGCCGTCGCTCATGCCGATGCCCCCTCTACCAGAGCCAGTTTTTGCGTCTTCTCGAAAGCGACGACCGCCGCCGGCTCGACCAGCCCGAGCGCGACGAACGAACGGACGTGGGACCTGTGGATATCGCCGAGCAGATGCTTCCGCCTCCACGGGCGAGCTACTTCCCGCTCGCAAAATGCGCAGCGCCAGCAGCCGCGGGGAGCCGCCGCGGCCCACTTCTTTGCGCGGGCAAACCGGCAGGGAGGGCAGGGGACGGGCTGGACGTTCGACCAGGCGCGCGCGACGTCCTGCGCGCCGCAGTCAGGGCATGCCCGCTCCGCGAGCAGCCCCGGGGAGGGGATGCGCGGAGGAATCTCGCTGTCGATCATCGGAGGCCCCCCTGGGCCCCGGTCGCTACCGCGTTTGTTGCCGCCTGAACCTGTGATGCAACATTGCACGGCGCGAGTTTTGGAACCTTCGGACCGTGGGCGTCCTTGACATGCCTTTCCAGAGCCGATAGCGCGTCGGCACCGCCGACCGTCGCTTCAATCCTGCGCCCGCAGCCCGATACCGGACAGACGTACGCGAGGGGGCGCGTCATGCCGTCGCCCCTTCCGCGACGACGCGGGCTTCGATGAGCTTCGACTTGCGGGGCTTGTCCTTGCAGGACCCGCAGACGATGACCGGCGGTTCCCAGGTGAAGCGGCGCCCGCCCGGCTCCTGATGGGCGACCTGAGGGACGTACACGACGGCGCCGGGCGCCTGATGGACCTCGCAGAAGTGGCATCGCTGGGGGTGGACCGTGCGGACGGTTTCAGGCACGGCGCACCCCCAGGCGGGCCACCCACAGCCGCGCGTTGCAGTAAGCCAAGAAACCGTTGATGCCGTAGAGCGCCAGATGGGCGCATGCTTCGACGGGATGCCGGCCGTACAACGCGACGGCCAGGGAGAAAGAGAATAGGGAGGCCGCGGACGCCGCGGCGCAGAGCAGCGCGATCCAGAAGCTACGCACGCGCCACCCCCGGCCGGGCCGCCCCCGGCCGCTTCAGGAAGTCGACGGGCAGGGGAAGATTGAAGGCGCACGGATGGGCGAACCGGGACCTATCGAACTCGACCCGGAACGCTTCCGCCCGCGTCGGAAGCTTCACGGGCGCATGCTCGATAGGAGTCCGGAGCCCGTCGAATAGGTAGACCGCGCCACCAGCTACCGCGGCGACGTACGGGCGCCTCAGGTGCCTCTTGATCGCAGAGCAGATCGGTGAGCCGAAGGAGTCGCCCGCGCGGCCGTTTTCGATGTCCAGCGCCGTGACGCGGACCCGGACCGCGCGGAACCCGGGCCGGCCGACGTCGAGCCTATCCACGGGCCACCCCCGCGGGCAGATCCCGCTCGACGGCTTCCGCGAACGCTTCGGAGATCGGCAGCGGGATTTCGGCGCGGCGGGCCTCCTGCGCCGACGAAAGACGTTCCTTCCACGCGAAGTTGTGGCCGACGTCGCGGATCTTCCGCGGAAAGTAACCCCACAGGTACACGGGGCCGAAGTGCAGCGGAGCGCGGCCGATCCAGCGTTGGGCCCCGCGGACGTTCTCCAGCACCCACCAGCGCGGGGCCAACTCGCGGACCAGTTCGAAAACGCGCTGGACCAGGCCGAGCGACGGAGGCCGGCCGGTCCGACACCACGGCATGGACTCGCGGGCGAATTCGTCGCACGGCGGGGAGGCCCAGAGGAAATCGACCCCGAACAGGCTTCCCGGCGGGCGCCACGTCAGGAGATCGGCTGTGATCGAGCAGCCGAAGGCCGGGTTGTTGTCGACCGTGACGACTTCCCAACCGCGCGCTTTGAACGCGCGGGAGGCCCCTCCGAGCCCCGCGAACAGATCGAGCATGACCGCCACGCGAGCCCCCTTGGGTCCCGCGCGGGGCCGCGCCGTCCGCTTCCGGCCTCCCGAAGCTAGGTCCGATAATAGCCGGCCTTCGTTGCAAGGCCGTCCCCGCCCCGTGAAGGGCTCGGGGAGTCGGATCTAGCCCGGAGGAGGGAAGAGGACGGCGCGGAGCCCCGCGCCGCAGACCAAATATGCCGGACGGAACCGTTTGTGACGCGCGCCGAAGGCGTGCCGGTTCCGCCGGCGGTTATTCAATTCACAAGTGCGCGTCACGTCCACAGCCTAACTCACGTTTTCACGTTGTCAATGCTATTTCGACTTCGACGGGTTTTCGGTGGAGACGCCGGCCGCGGCGCCCGATGCGGCGCCGGCCGTTGCCGCGGCAGCGGCCTTGTTGGGCGCGGGCGCTTTCGGCGACCCCGTGCAGCCGAGAGCGAGGGACGCGAGGGCGGCGAGAGCGAGGAAGCGGGCCATCGTCAATCCTCCCTAATTCGAACGGGAGAATTATACGCCGCTGGACTTGGGCTTCCTGAAGAAACTGAGCAGGAAGCCGACCGGGTTCTTTTTCGCGGCGTCGACCTGTTCCGACGCCTGATAGCCCTTGTAAGCCGCGGTCACGAGGATCGCCGTATTGACCGCGGTCAAGACGACCAGCAGAGCCGCCGTCTTTTTGTTCACTTGAACGACCTCCAGAAATAGCCCACGCCCAGGAGCCCGAGTAGCACGCCGCCGGCGATGAGATAGGGCCGCGCCTTTCGGAACGCCTCCGCCGCGGGCTTCGTCGCCTCTTTGATAGCGTCACCGACCGCCCCGCCGTAGAACTCCGCGGCGTTGACCGCGAGTTCGCCGGGGGAAACAAGGGACGTCGAGAACGACTTGAGGCCCGCCAGGACGGGAATCGGCCGCGTCCACCGCTCGTAATCCAGGTAGCCGCGGACAAGCTGTTCATACATCGCGCCGAGCGTTTCGACGGCGCCCGGTGAGATCTTGTCCAGTTCCTCGATTACGCCCGGCTCCTCTAGGAAGGAATTGATTTCGAGCGCGAGATCATCATATCGCGCGTGCCTTTCGTCGGAGCCCATCGCCCCGGAGGAGGACACGAGCGCAACCGCGCGCTCCATCAACTGCGCCGCCCGCTCCGCCGTCGTCATTTGCCGTACCCGTACACGCGATTGAGTGCGTCCTTGAGCTCTTTGATATCCTCGCGGCAACCGCGGACCTCCACTTCTACCGCCGCGATCCGCTCCGCCAGCTTGGGGACGGGGGCGGGCTCAGCACCAACGTTGATGCCGAGAGCCGCGAGAGCGCCGACAATCGCCCCGACGACAAGCTTGCCGATTGTTTTCTTGTCCACGGTCAATGGCTCCGCTCCAGGACGCCCATCGCTTCCGCGCGCTCCTCCGCGGACAGATCGGACATGAGCCGCCATTTGCCGTCCACCTTCACAGCGCACACCTTGCGACCGCCGGGCAGATACAGACACGCCTCCACGTCGGGGATTACGCTGTCGACCTGTTCCAGGAACTTGCATCCCGCGATGGGAGCGACGATTGCGGAGGCCCAGAAGACCAGCAGCAGCAGCGCCAGAATGAAACGCCTCATGCCGAAACCCTCCGCTTTTTCTCCCGCAGGAAGACGGCCGTTTTCCACCAATCCGCCCACGCGATACGACGCCGCGCCTCCTCTTCCACCGCCGCGCGCAGGAACTTTCGCGCAGCATCGGCGACGACCTCCGGAGCGATGAACCGCCCGCCGTTCGCAAGCCAGGACTGAAGCCGGCGGCGGAATAGGTAAACCGTGTCCCGCTTGTTGATGGCCGGATCGTTCCCGCACAGCCAGCAAAAGACCCGCTGGGGAGCCAGGAACGCGGACTCCCGATCTCCCGCGAAGCCCTGAAGCTTCCGGCAACCGTGGCAGTAGAGAGCGCGCCAATCGCGGTTTTCGATCATGCCAGCACCAGCACCCGCGCAAGGCCGGGCTCCGCGTCGACGGGTTGGATATTCGTCCCGCCGTTCACGCCTTGGCCCGCAACCCCGATCGCGCTCCAACCCTCCGTCGCGTCCGTTGTGATGCCCGCCCCCGTTTTCGACCCCCCAAGGGAAACGCCGTTCCCGCCGGGCCCGCCGCCGGCGCCGCCGGTGGCGACATTCGTCGTTGCGACGGAATCCCCGCCGCGCCCGCCGTTGCCGCCGCGGGACAAGACCTTGCAGCCGGAGGCCGTATTCAGCATGAGGACCCCGAAGCCTCCGCCGCCGCCCCCGCCGCCGCCCCCGCCACAGCCGGCGTTACCGGCCGAAGCGTTCGTCTGACCGTTGGAGCCGCCGCCGCGGCCTCCCTGTCCGTAAGCCCCGAAGCCTCCGCCGCCGCCCCCGCCGCCCATGCTGGTATTCGTGTTGTTGAGCGTGGAGTAGCCCGAGCCGCCGCCGGCGCCGGATGTGCCTTTCCAAACGCGGCCATCCGGGGCGGGCGTGCCCGTCTCTGTGTGATTAGGCGGGGCTTGCCAGGACCCCCACCCGTATATCCAGCGGCCGAAATCCTTACTGATCCGCTTGATGCGGAGCATTTGAGCCGCGGTCCCGGTGGCCGCGTTTCCGCCGTTAATGGCCGCGTTTGTGTTTTGCCCGATGGGCCCCCCGACGGCGCCCGTCAATGTCCAGTTGTGAGCGCCCGTCTTAAGGTCCGTGCTACCCGCGGACCCGGCAATGCCGTTGTTGTTTCCGCCGGCGGCGGAACCGTTGACACCCGGATCCCCGTCGCCACCGCGGACGTCGACCAGGACGTTTACGCCGTCGTCGCCGTAGGCATAGGCCGCGCCCGCAGCCGCCCCACCACGCCCGCCGGCGCCGCCGCCGGTGCCGTTCGCCGCCCCGCCGTTTGGACGCGCCGTAACGTCGATGCTCTTGACGGTGAAGTTTGTCGCGGTCCCCGTCCACAGGACGACGGCGTATAGGTTGGTTGTCGTCGGGCTCAGATCGAACCCGGCGCCCGTTATGTCTGTGTACTCGCGGATATTGTCGTCCACGGGCAGGACGGTATCACCGCCAAGAATCAGCGGGCCGTCGACGCCCGACCCCAGGAGAGCCCCAAGGCCGCCGCCGGCCGCGGGCGTCCCGAGAGAGCGGGAGATCCCCACTACTTCCAAACCTGGACCGCGAGCGCCACCGTGACGCCCGAAGCCGTGATCCCCTTTACCGCCTTGTCCACCTTCGACGGCTCCCCCGGCTTGTGTTCGATGGCGAACACCCCGCCGGCCGAGACGAATTCGCCGCGGCCGACGACCGGAGTTTCCCCGCCGAAAGCCAACCAGACGCGCTCCGTCGCGTGAGGATTCGTGAGGGCATAGGCGCCGCGGCCGGGATCCGCGCCCAGGATGTTCACCCCGGCGTCGGTCACGTTGACGAACGTGGGCGTCTGGGGAACGCTCCCGGGCAGCGTCAGCGTTGCCGCCGTCTCCGGGTCCAGGAACGCGACATCCGCGAGCTTGGCGAGGACCTGAGTCCCTTCCGCGACGACGATGGGAGTGTTGATCCCCCACATGCCCGCCGCGTAGAGATCCAGCACACCATAGACGCTCGTATTGACCTCGCCGCGCGCGATCAACTGCGCCCCGCCGTCCTCCAGCGGCCAGCGGACGGCGCGAAGGATTCGCTGCTGCTTGGGGACGTAGAGGCGGCACTTCCGCGTGACCTTCAGCGGCGAGAAGTGGGACGCGGACTCTTGGAGAACGACCGTCTTGTTGTGGAGCCAGAGCCCGGGGACCTCGCGTTCCGGTAGCCCGGACGTCCCGATTTCCGCGTCGCCGTCCCAATCCCGAATCGTGCGCATCGTCAAGCCGCCTTCCGCCTCACCGCCCGATAGACGACGACCCCGCCGACGACGACGGCGCCGACCCCGGCCAGCTTCACCCACCCGGGAATTCCCGCTCCGACGGGTCCGACGAATTCCGGCGTCCCGGGATCGACTTCACCAACGGACCCGCCTCCGCCAAGGAATCCCTCGCCGGCCGCGAGGAGATCATCGAGCGGGCCCAAGCCGGTTTTGGGGATCTCACCGGACTGGAGGAACTTCTGGGCCACCGGCGCCAGGCCGAGCGCGGCCTCCCCGATGCTTCCCAGTGTCCCCAGGATGCCGCCGCCGGCCTCCGTCGCCACCTTCACAGCGCCCGCGGCGCCGGCGCTGGCCCCCGAAAGGAAGGCACTTCCAACGGACGACGGCACCGCGGCGCCCGCACCCGCGCCGGCGCCCGTCGTCGCCCCGCTGACCATTGCGGAGGCCGTCGGGGAAGTCGACGCGGCCGGAATGAGCAGGTTGATTACGTTGCCGAGCAGGGCCGCGGCACCCGCCACGATTCCAACCTTCTGCTGATGCTCTCGACCTGCCCGGCGAGCATCCCGGCCGCTTTCGCCCTCCGCGCGCGCCGCGGTCGCCCCAAGCTGGCGAGCGATGAGCGTTTCAAGGGCGGCGTAGCTCGTTGAGAGAATCGGGCCGACGAAAGGCACCCACGAAAGGCCGAACGTCACGCCGCCGGCGATATACGGCTGAGCGTTCCTCAGGTGGACCGACGCTTTGCGGGTGACCCGCTTGAAATCGTCGTCCAGTTCCGAGAGTTGGTCGCGCGTCCGCTTCCCAGCGTCCTCGATCTTGTTGACGGCGCGCTTGATGAAGTTTCCGATGCCCATTTGACGCGCGGGGCCTCCATAGCGGCGCCCCTACAACCGGGGCGCCAGTATCGGGGCGCCTTGTCGCGTCCCCTTCGTCGCGGCGCGGGGCCGGGGGCCGACGGGTTATGAGCCCCGATCCCCCGGCCCGTCCGCGACGGCCTTATTAGGCGGGCGCCTTCGCGCCCTTGACCTCCGCCATGGCCGCGGCGGCGACGGCCCCGCGGGGATTGGCCTTGAACATCACGGGCAGGTACTTCATCGACTTGAGGAAGTCGGCCCCCGTGTCCAGGGTCATCACGGAGCCATGCTCCACGACCCTCGCATAGTCGAACGGGATGAACACCGGGTCCGCGACGTCCAGGACGCTGTAGGGCTTCAGCTTGGCAAGGATCCGCGAACGGCTCAGATCCGTGACCTCACCGAGACGGTGCCGGTTCTTGTCGGCCCAGTCCCAACGAACCCGCGTGACCTCCGTCGCGCCCATTTCCATCACCAGGCCGACGCACAGAAGCGGGTTGAGCTTGAACGTATGCTCCTGATCGTTGTGGGCGCCGTCTTGGAGATCGGAGAAGGTCACCGGGTTGAGATAGGGGATCCAGTCCGGCTCCTGATCGGCCAACTCGTAACCGATCTTGCCCACCCCCGCCGACCCGCTCCCGTTCAGGTACGTATTCCAGATCTTGTGTGTGTCGCCGGGGAGGCCGACCGTCGCGCGGCGGCGCTTGCCGTTCTCGACCGTCGGGGGCAGGATGTGCCCGAACAGGGAGAAGTCGAGTTCCCAGGACAGATCGGCCGCGGCGTACACCTTGCCGCCCTCCCGGGTGTAGAGCGGCTCCAGGAGCGCGCGGAGCATGATGCCCGTGAGTGCCTGAAAGATGTTCTTGCTGTCCAGGCTGAGCTCGTACTTGTCGATGCCGGTCCCCGCGGCGCCGTTGTTGGCGCCCGTGTTCTCGAAGTAGAGCGCGGAGATCGGCCCTTCCGGCAGATGCTCGTCGAACGTCGCCACGCCGGACGCGGCGAGCGCCCGCGTCTTTTTGCTTTCCTTGCAGCCTTCCATTCCCGTCATGGCAGATCTCTCCGAGCCTTCCGACCTTCCTACCTTCAGCGACCGCGGGCGACAGACCCGCGGCGCGGTTCGTTCACCCGATTACTTCAGGAGCTTCTTTTCCACCCAGTCCGCGCCCTTGTATCCGGCGCAGAGCCCGATGGCCCCGGCCGCGGCCAGCGAGCCGTCGCGGAAGATGGCGCGAGCCGTTCCGGGAAGCTTGCCGATGAAGGGGCCGACGACGGGGATCCCCGCCAGGGCCGCGGCCACGCGGGGGACGACCATGCCGCCGACCTGGAGGCCGACTTTGCCGCCCGCGAGGGACGCCGCCGGCTTGACGGCGTACTTCATCGAGCTTTTCAGGAATCCCTTGATCGCGCTCATCGAGCCTCCGTATCCCTCGCCGCGGTCAACCCGCGTTGCGTACGCACGTCTATACCGGGAGGGAATGGAGGAGGGACCGCCGATTACGACGTGGGGTCATGGGCGGGCCCATGGGCGGGCCTACCGGCGGGCCTACGGCGTCGACGGCTCTAACATCCGCGGGCCGCGGCCCACGCGTCCAGGAGGGAGCAGACCAGACCGGAACGCGACAGGCGAATGCCCGACTTCTCCCGCGCGTCGTCGATCCGGTGGAGCAGTTCGGGGGCCGCATAGACCTTGATCGGCAACGCGATCCCGCGCCGGCGCGTCGGCCGCTTGCCCTTAGACCGATCGATCAACCGAGACATGCTCTCCCCCCTTTCGCGCGGCTGGATCCGCGAACCTAAACGCCGTTGTCACCGACGGAGATAGCTTGCACGCGGGGCGCGACGGCGTGCCGCAGCGCCCGCCGCACCCGTACCAGTCATGAACCCGCTCAGCGTCGGGACCGGCGTCGAGCCGGAAGATCTCCCACCGACGGACGGCGTGACGGAGCGCCGGCGGGATGTAGATAGGCCGCTGAGCGCAGAGCCAAACGTAATTAGGCCCGCGGCGACCGTGGCGAAACATCACGGCGAGCCGGGCCAACTCCTCGTCGACGTGCGAGAAGTTGCCCGAGCCTTGCCCCTTTTCGCTGATAGCCTGGAGATCGTCGACGACAACGCACACCCCTCCGAGCGTGCGGACGTACGCCCAGAATCGATCTCTCGAAAGCGGAGCGCAGCCGGCGGGCCGCGGGTTTTTCTTGTCCATGCCGTGCCGGCACCAACGATCCGCGCAGCGCACCGGGGGAGAGAAGACCTTGGGGTGAACGCGCCGTGTCCAGACGTCGAAAATCACTTCATCGACGTTCGACGTCCGCGGCTCCCGGATGTAGGAAGCGGATCCCCCGCAATCCATCGTCACGCAGATACCGGGGAGGCCCCGGCGCATGAGATCGGCAGCTTTCGTCCGCTGTTCGATTACCGCCTTCGTCGTCTTCCCCGTGCCGCCGACGCCAACGCACGCGACGAATCCGCCCTCCATCCATCCGCCAACGGGAACGCTCATTCGAGAGCCCTAGTTAATGTCCCGCTGATTGAAGTCGAGCGACGGTCGCGGCCTTGACTGACCGTTCGAGGGCGCCGGCGGCCGCGGCGCCGGCGGCGGGCCGTCGGATCCGCCGCCGCCGTCACCGCCTCCCTGCGGGGGCGGGCCGAACGTGTCGATGACCCGGAAGAACTCGATAAAGGCGCCGATGAGCAGCCCGGGGAGGCCGACGACCAGGCGCCCAAGCCGGTCCATGTTCTTGTCGTTGTTGTCGAGCGCCAGATCCAGAATCTCGTTGGGCTTTTTCAGTTCCTCCATGCGCGGGTCATCGGGGGGAACGTTGTACACGCGGCGGGCCACCGTCCGCGCGAGCCCGCCCGTGCAGATCTCCGCGAGCTTCCGCCCGGCCGCTACGCGCTTCGGGTTGATCTCCCCCGGCGGGATCGGCCTAATGTCGTCGGGCGGGAGCGCGCCCGCGCCTCCGCCGGCGTCGGGAGCCGCCCCGCCATCCGTCGGAATCCCCCGGAGCGCATCCTCCAGCGGGTTCCCCGACGGCTGAGAATCCGCTCCCGCTCCAGGCGCGCGCGCGGATTCCCCGGGCGCGGGGGGAAGGGGAGGGATTCCAGAGGGATCGGGCGCGGGGGCTTCGGCTTTCGGTTCCACGGCGCGGACCTCCTCTTTCGGTTTGACCTCTACGAATTCCACCG